GTGAAACGCATGGTAATCGACATCGCCGCCGTGTACGCGGTCATCGTCGGCGCTATCGCTGCGTCGTTCATCCTCACGGGTCTATTTGACTTGTTCAAGCGTGTGAGCCGCTAATGGTCCTCACGTTCATAGTTTCCGGCTTCGTGGTCGGATTGCTGGTCGGCGTCCTCCGCCGTCTTATCACCTAACAGAAAGAAGAAAACATCATGGCTCCTACTCCTGCGGACTTCGCAACCACGATCGTCGGCGCGTTCGCCGGCTACGCCCCGGCGCTGCTCACGGTCGGCGCTGCGGGCCTCGGCCTCGCGGTGGTTATCTGGGGATTCCCCAAGATCGTCGGCTTCTTCAAGAAGACGGCCAAGTAAGACCCTCAACCCCTCTCCCCGGTTGAACCTAGAGGGGCAGTCCTGTGCCGGGCTGCCCCTCTTCTCTAGTTAGGACACATCTTGCTTTGGTCGGCTGAAAGAACCCGCAGTATCCCCAAACTCATCACGGCGGCGCTCCTCGCGCTCGTGTTCGCTGTGGTGCCCCTGTCGTTCTCCCCGGCATCGATAGCGCAAGCTGCAACGCCGCCCCCGGACATTCTCAACGTTTTGCCTTCAACGGTCATCGGATCTCGGGCTGCGGTCCTGAGTAAGCCGGAAGCGCTCGCGGTGCTTATTGCGAAGTACGCGAAAGACCCCCAGTTCTGGATCGATGTTAAGACCTCGACGGCGGCGCGAACTGCCGCGCAGTCTGCGAACGTAGCGGCGGAGGCGGCTAAGTTCGCTGTGCCTGTCACTAAGGCGGCTCCGATGCTGAAAGTCGTGGCGGGCGCTAACGTGCCGGTCGCGGGCCTCTCAATGGGAATGATGGCCGGCAACGCGGCCGCGCGTATGTTCGGCTTCAATGACTCGCAAGTGTGCGCGGAGAACAACGGCGTGTTAGAGGCTGTGTCCTTTGTGACTAATGGCGTCAGTTGCAAGGCCTACGACAACCAACTTGCGCAAGCACAGCGCAACCTTGACGCTTCGGTAACCCTGAATCCAATTAGCCTGTGTGTGCCCGGTGGCAAGTGCTGGAACATAGTTGCACTTCGGGCGGTCGCGGGAAGCTCGCCGGCGCAAGAATCCATGTGCATCAATAAGACCGGCTCTGGGCCGGACGGAACGAGTATCGACGCGCGCCTCCGCTCGGGAACTCAGTCCATCGGCGGTAATGGCTACAACTCCCCGTACCCCTGCGAGGGCCTCGGGCTGGTGTTCGCTAATCAAGGCGAATTTAGAGCACCCGCAGCGGACCCGGTCGTGTCTATGAAGTTGCAATACGGTACCGGTCAATACACCGCTCCGGTCGAAGTTGTTCGCACTCCCGGCAACCCCACGCGACAGTACAAGTGCACCGCGGTCACCCTGCAAGGCACGTTCACTCGTACATCGGACGCATTCACGGAGAATGATCCGGTATGGAAGCCGGTGCTGTGTCCGGTCGTTCCCTCGGGTCAAGTCACTCAGTCACTGAAGATTGAGCAGATGGGCGGGCCGCAGCCTCTGACCCTGTTAGACACGCCTTCAACCCCGGAGTATAAGTCGTTTCGTGCGACCTACCCCGGCTGTGACACTGGCGCGTGTCCGCTGGAATTGAAGAAGAACGGCGTCACGTGCTTCACGGCTGGCACGCTCTGCGCTGACTGGTTCACAGACCCCAACAAGGCCACGGATTACCAGTGCACGTACGGCGGTATTGCGGCGCCACTGGAGGAGTGCAACGTGTACGCGCCGAGCTTCAAGGAAGGCGCAGTGAGCACTGGCACGGCCTACGGTGACCCGGTAACTGGTGATGCGCCGACCGCCCAGCCAACGTCAGTACCCGCAGACGTCAAGGCGTTCGGAACTCCTACGCAAGATCCCAACGCCGGCCGTCAGTGCCTACCCTCGGGCTGGGGTGTGTTCAATCCGATTGAGTGGATTATGAAGCCGGCCCAGTGTGCTCTGGAGTGGGCCTTCGTCCCTCGTGATTCGGTGATGAAGTCGGCGGCAGGTCGCGCGTCGGTCGGTTGGGCGCGAACTCCGATGGGGCAAGTGCCGGCCGTTGTGGCGGTGTTCTCCACGCTCGCGCCGAGCTCGTCTGGCTGTAGTGGCCCGCTCGTGGAGATTGGTGCGCTCGGTATCAATTATTCCGGTTACCCGATGTCGGCGTGTGCGCAGCCGGTGGCCGGTGTTGCTACGACGATTCGAACGATCGGCGCGGCGATAATGCTTTGGTACGCGGCGTTAGCGGTGATCCGGTACATCTCCGGTGTCGTGGCGTATCAGCGACTTGGCGAGGGCGTGTCCGATGCTTAGGCCGGATACGTTCCGGGAGTCCCTGATAATCGCTTGTTGCGCGTCGCTTCCACTGGCCGTGGTTCTTGTTTTCCTGATCGTCTACGGTGTCAGCTCGTGATTACTGAGGCGCTGGCGAACTTCGGGGCCGACTTCGTGGTGTGGCTTGCCACGTTGTTCCCGGTGTGGAACGTGCCGGCGTTTATGTCGGGCTCGGGGTCGGGTCTCGTAAGCCTGCTCGCGTCGTTCAACGGCTTCGGCGCGTGGGTCGACTTTGCGGTGTTGACGGGCTGCATCACGGCGGCTGTTGGAACGTGGCTTGTGTGCTTCGTGATCAAGCTTGTTCTGAAAATTGTGGGCTTTATCCCAATGGTGGGCGGTACAGGGTAACGGGGTAGCGCACGGGCGCTCGGACCCGCGGGCGAAGCCGAGGGCCGCGCGCCCGTGCGCTGCCTGTGACTGGCTAGACAACGATGAGAGGGAACACCATGACGGAAAAACTGGAATACAAGTACAGGGACGCGGGGGCGGATGTCCGCCGCCGCTACCCGATACACGCATACATCGGCGCGAATGGGTCGGGGAAGTCGCTGGCCATGGTGCACGACACCTTGCACTCGCTCCACTCGGGGCGCACGGTCCTGTCAACGGTCGCTATTCTCGACGCGGCAACCGGGTTGGAGCATCCTCAATTCGAGCGGCTGACATCGTGGACCCAGCTTCTCGAGGCCGAGCATTGCGACGTGCTATTCGATGAGGTTCTGGGGATTGCGTCGTCTAGGTCGTCGCAGGGGATGCCGGTGCAGGTGACGGCGCTGCTGAACCAGCTTCGTCGGCGCGATGTCGTTCTCCGGTGGACGGCTCCGGCGTGGTCGCGCGCGGACATCGTGATACGTGAGTGCACGCAAGCTGTGACGGTCTGCCGGGGGTGGAAGTTCTTCGGACGCCAGCCGGCACGCATCCCGGGCGAGCCTCGCGTGCGGGCATGGCTACCCAATCGGCTCTTTCGGTGGTCAACGTACTCGGCTATCGACTTTGCCACGTGGTCCGACTCCAAAGAGTCGAAGCTGACTACAGAGGTAGCGGCGTACTTCTGGGGTCCGACCTCGGAGGCGTTCCGCTCGTACAACACACTGGACGCGGTGGAGCGTGTCGGGGAAGTCCTCGACTCGGGCCGCTGCGCTCACTGTGGCGGTACGCGGGCCGCTCCTAAGTGCTCGTGCACATCGCGACCGGTCAAGCTCGCACTTGTCGAGGCTCCCACGGTGGCGATGTGATAACGGCGAAGGCCCACACCGGTTCGGGTGTGGGCCTCGTTGTCCTTGATCGCTGGTCGGCGTGTCGTGAACGAGCATAAGCCTACTAGATCGACCCGTTACGCGGGTAGGCAACTGCTAAACCGAGTCTCGACGGTTAAGGCCTGCCGGGAGTGCGGGCGGTCAACGCTGAATACTGGCGGCGGGGTCGCTGTTCGCGCGGTCGTCACTGATGCGGGGGTGACTGCCGGATATGCGGGCCTGTCCACTTGCGGGCGTATCTGGCTCTGTCCGGTGTGTAACTCGAAGGTCATGGCGCGCCGCTCGATCGATATTGGGTTAGCGCTGGCGTGGGCTGCGGCGAACGGCTTTCACGTGATCTGGGGGTCCCTTACCACGTGGCACACGGTAGGGATGCCGCTGCGCTGGTTGATTGAAGTTCAGCGGAGGGCATGGCGGGATGTCGTGGGGTCGAAGACGTGGCGGGCGTGGGCTGAGGAGCGCGGCGGTAACCGTGTCGGGTACATCCGCGCGGCGGAGATTACTGTCGGTAATCACGGCTGGCACCCGCATTTTCACCCGCTGATCATCGTTCAGGGTGATCGCGCGGACGCTGAGCGGTACGCGGCGTGGATGGTCAAGGCGTGGCGCGCAGCTGTTGTCAAGGCGGGCGGGCGTGCGTCGGGTGGCAAGGCGCAATACCTCACGGTGCTGGAGCCGGGCGCGGCTGGTGAGGCTGTCGCTAACTACGTGACGAAAGCGCGGTATACGCCTGCTGGCCTCGCTATGGAGGCTGTGTGGAGTCAATCTAAGTTCGGTGGGCGTAAGGGCCGCGTAGAGGCTACAGAGGCTCACTGGTTGCTCTTGCAGGCTGCGGCGCTGTCGGTAGAGTTTGAAGGCCTGCTTTGGTGGGAATTTGAACATGCCACGCAAGGGCATCGGATGATTGCATGGTCACGGGGGCTACGGGCTAAGGCCGGCCTGGGCAAGCAAACAACGGATGAGGCCGAGGCCGCTCGGAATATCGGGTCGGCCGAAGACATGGTGTGCTACATCACGCAACAGGGCTGGCGCACGGTGTTGCGTGTGCCAGCCCTTCAAGCGGGCATCCTCGACGTGTTAGAACAAGGTGGCTGGGCCGCGCTGCGGGTCTACCTCGCGGACAACGGGGTCGAGTGGGTGACTGGGGACGAGCTCGGGGTCATTCAGTACGCACGCGCCACCAATCTCCCGAAACAATAGAAGATTCTCCCGGTGTGCCCATGCATCCCCGCATAGGCACATCGGGGAGTCCTGGAAAGCGGCAATGAGTCGGCGGTTAGCGGCCTTCCACTCCGGGGAATTGAACTCCGGGCGCGTCATCGGTCGTAACGCTTCTGGGCTGCCTGCCGCGTGATCCCGAGGGACGCCGCGATTGTTTCCCAAGAGTTCCCTTGAGCGCGCGCGAGCGTCACGGCTTCGCGCTGGATACGCTCGATGAGTTCTAGCGCGTACACCGTTTCGTTTAGCAGCGTGCACGGCGCGTTCTTGTCGCTGTTCACGCGCATCTGCTGCGCGCTGTGGATCAGTGCGGTCTGGTAGGTGGTCTGGGCTGTCGTTGTGTTGTTCATAATGCAACTCTAGTTGCCCTAGCTCGGGATTGCAACTTAGGTTGCACTCTGTTACCAAACCGCAACCTAAGTTGCATGGCCGGCTGTCCCGCCCGCGCGGTAACCGGGGGTGCATGGCCCGGCTGTCGGCGCGACGGTTGGCCACCCGCTCACACTCCGCCGCCGGACGGTAGGGGCCCGCAAAATTGTTCCCCCCGGATCGGGCTCTAGTAGTCACCCACTCGGAGGGCATTCCTCCGATAAGTGGAGCGGTGCACCCCCGTTCTTGGGGTGCGATAGTGGAATGTTCGGAGGAATCCCCGGAACGTGACACCCGCCGCGAACGCGGCCTAGGTAGTAATGGAAGTTATGTGTACCTGAGCGCGTCGAGTTGACGCGGTACGCGGCTATGCTCTATTCTCCCCGCCTCGCGGGTCAAGTAGCTCGGACCCTTCCGCCAACCATGTTCGTCCGTTTGCTGTTAGCCCCCCGCCATTCTTACCCCCCCGAAGTGGGGTAGAAAAATAGTGCGCACCTGTCAGTCTCCCGTGT